AGTGTTTGTCTTGGTAATTACCGTATATTACTCTATTACCACTAACAGATTGCGCTAAAGCTTTTACTGGTGTAATATCAGAAACTCTCGTTGTTTGGTTAGCTGGTAAAGTTTTAATTGGTTTTTCACTTTTATAGACGTAATTCAAATTACCATCACTATCTATTAGCTTTGTAGGTGTTTTAGCTAAATCTACAGCGTCTATAACTTTTACAACTTTTACAGCGTTAGAATTAGATTCTTTATAAAGTATTTCTATTTGTTTTACTTTAAACTCATCAACGATGTTATCCCACCCTCTTAAACCTAATGGATTAACTGGATCTATACCGTTTGTTATTGGTGGTATTTTAATACCTACCTGAGTAACTTTGTTTTGCATAAACGAGACTTCAGTAGATCTATAAGTGGAAGATAAATTATCTTTGTCAATAACTTTAGTAACGCCATCACCTCTTCTTATAAAATAACCATCTTCCTGTGGTATAAAAGCTATTTGACTAAACGGTGCTATCAATGAATATTCATTATCGTCAAACTTTAATCTATAACTAAACCTAATAAACTTGTCTTCTAAAAAATCTTCATCACCATCCCAATTAGGTACTTTAGTTGGATTTGCTGTAGTACCATCAGGTAAAAATTCCCTAACAGTATCTAGCATTGTACTAATATTACTTGTAGTAGTAACAAATTGAATAGGTAAGAAAGGAGCGTACTTTGCAACAGATATATGTTCTTCAGTGTAATAGTAACTTGGATCATTTATTGCCGTAGTAACATTTATTTTTCTAGGTTGATTTCTATTGTCGGTCCAAAATAATTGATCTTCTATAAGATCTATACCGTATATTTGGTGCGTTCTAGAAAAGTTTAAGAAAGGACCTTCAACTATCACAGATCCAGTATCAGTGCTAATATTATAAACACAGATATAACATTTAATATGGTCATTAGTCGGTGTACCTTGTATCTTTACAGCATGGTTACTTAGCTTGTCTGCAGAAGTATCTGTATAGTTAGTTAACATAGCAAATATACGATTGTTATCAACATCCATATATTTACCTATAATATCTAGACCACACTCATCACTTAAACCGAAATCACTAAGTAAAACGTTACCTAAAACATTTTCTAATGATCCAACATCTTCACCTTCAGACTTACTTACGTTAACGTTCTGAGCATCTCTATATTCACCGTTAGGTAATATCCTCGCATCTAAGTCTTTATTCATTTTAGACTTGAGGAAATTATTTTTAACTTCTGGCATTAGTGTTTAATTATTTTAGATTTATTTCTGAATACTTGTGCTATTTCCTCTATCTTAATATTAGATAATCTAATCTTAGCGTTTCTAAGTGCAGCTCTTCTGTCTCTTTTAAATCTTTGTACTATATATTCAGGTATGTTTATTCTAGTTGAAAGTATAGCATGAGCTATATGCATGTACATAGCTTGCTCTGCAAACTTAGGTATTTTCATATCTTCATCTACGGCTAAACCATCTGATATATATTCAAGTATAATTAGCTTACCAGCAAGATCACTGCTAAAAGACATTTTACCAAGTCTTTCGTTTATAGTAAATTTACCATTTATCTGAGCTTCTTCTGGCTGCAGCCCATATCTTTGCCCAAAGTTCCATTGACCTTCTGGTAATCTATAATCATCAAAATCACTATATAACGTATTGTCTTGAGCTTGCCATCTTTCTTCAGTTAGTGATTGTTGTGCTTCTAAATTTTCTTCTAGGTTGTCTTGTGTAGGTATACCTTCACTATCTTGTATAGGTAATTCTGTAGGATTAGATGTTACTCTAGTTGGATATATAATATGCTTAGCTCCAACAGAGTCAACCCAAGAACACTTAACATAATTAACGTAATCTTGTGGTATAACCACAGATAAACTTGGTGGTATAGTTAATTCTTGAGATTTAATGCTTTTTAGTGTATCGTAACTAAACTCTTGTAATCCACGCTTAGCGTGAAACATAACATCTGTTCTTTTAGCGTCAGGTATTAATTTATCTTTACCTATATAAGCAACAATAAAGTTATTGATAATATCGTGTAAAGATATATACTCATAACTTCCATAATTATTGTTTATTGCAGGTTGGTTTAATTGTACAACGACTATACTATTAGCATTAACAATGATTGATATATTAACTATATTTTCACCGTTTAAACTGTAATCACTAGGATTAAGTAGTACGTTATCAACTGTTACAGAGTAGTTAGTATTACTTACATTAGCTACAGTATCTAAAAGTGTAGTATTAAAATCACTACAATCAAAGTCTTGAAATGGTGCTGTAAATTGAGCAACAAAACTTTTTTGTCCTGAATAGTATTGAGCGTTTGATTCTGTTAGTAGTGCCATTTATTAAGAGTTTTCTTGTGCTGTTTCTTGTTGATCCATGCCAGCAGCTGTTTGAACTACCTGCGGATCACGTATTATTACACCACTGTACATTAATATTTTTATAACAAGTTCAGTTTGTTCTGTTTCATGTAGTTCAAAATCTTGAGATCCACTAGCTGGGAAAGGGCCAGTATGTGGGAGAGGTGGTACACCATTACCATCCCAAAGATATCCACCAGTAGCGTTATCTATGTAATAAGCCCAAACAACATCTTTAGGTTTTCTAAGATAAGTAAACGTAATATCACTAAGCTGTGGTGAAGTAGTTATCACCCCATTAGTTAAAGTGTATAATGGATATTTAGATGTAGGAGCTGTTAACGGAGAGTTGTTAACATATAATAGATCGTTAGGTTGCACTTTTTGCACTTCAGTATTATTATTATATATAACTGTACCTAACTTATAAAATTCGTTACCCGTTGGGTTTATTGTTGTCGTGATATTGACTGGGCTAGTAGCTGTTGGTGATGTTTCTTTGAATATGGCAATTTTTTCATCCACGTTTTTATACCTATCGCTATACTCAGACTCGTTGTCAGGTATACGATATTGCTTATTTTCATATTGAAAATAGTTTTCAAATATTTCTAACTGTACTTGTGTAGCTAATTTATTAAACTCAGCAGGTGTTATATAACCTCTTTGCTCTTTGTTTAATATTAGCAATACGGTCTTATATACATCGTCTACGCTTATTGCCATAATAATAGTTTAAAAAAAAAGGCGGCGTAATTGCCGCCTTATATATAGTTACATATTATTTGAGCTTTTTCTGTATAGACTTGAAAACTTCTACACCTTCATCTGTCTTGAAGAAAGCTGCCATTGCTGAGAATGGATTTTCATCAAACGGTATAGTCATTAACTTTTTACCATTACTTGCCCAATTAAATGTTCTTTGATCTGGTGATAACTTTATAATATTTGCTTCAGTAGCTACGATTGCTAAGTTTCTTAACTCAACATTTTCATCATTAGCTAATTCCAAGAATAAACCTGGATTTCTTTTAGCAAATATCACTAAATCTCTTTTTAGTTCCTTAGAACTTAAATCTCCGACTTTAGTACCAACCTCAACTCTTAGTATTGCTTCAGCTTGATCAACATCCATATTCATAGCTGCGTTCATAGCGTCAGCTTCTAAATATAACCAATCAAGTTCATCTGTAGCTTCAACTACCTCATCTCTTTCCCTATATAGTTTATTTCTATTTGGATGATATAGTGATAATAATTTTTGGAGTTGAATATTTGACTTAGGTACAAATAAAGTACCATCTTGAAATACTATACGACCAAGAGTTACTGATCCGTCTTGCTCGTCAACAAATGGAGATTTTTGATTTGTTGCGTATCTAAGTTCTCTGTTATAACCTTTTTCTTCATCAAAATAAAGTAAAGGCTTTCTAGATGAATGCCTAGATGATATAGTAAATGTTAATGGAGATTTTCCATTAATTAGATAGTAATATCTATCTTTGTACTCCCAAGTATCTTTTTTTACTTTAGGAGATTTTGTTTTTGTTTCTTCCATGATATAATATAATATAATTAAAAAATAAGACCCCACCGAAGTGGGATCTTAAGTAGTTTTTATTAACCTACTGATGTGGCTAATTGGCTCAAGTCTTCTGGATAAATACCAGGTCCAGACGCACCATTTATGATATCAATAGCAGCTATAATTTTGTCAACATCTGCTTGAACAAAATCTGAAGCACCAGCAATATTTGAAGTATCACCACCTCCTATATACGCCACCTCGATGCGATCACCCTCTTCTAGGCTTACCAACTTAACCGATTTAACGTTGTCAGCAGATACTAAATCATAACCACTAGCTTTTTTTATTTTAACGTATCCCATAATTTCTTATTTTTAAAGATTTATAAAAAGCAGGGTAGCGAACCACCCTGCTAAATTAGTTATTATTAAGGAGAAGGTAATACAGTTGACTTGAACAATACGAAGTTGTTAGCCGCTTGTACACATAAACATCTTTCAGATAAGAAATGTACTTCCATAGCATCAAGATCAGAAGTGTATGCACCACCAACAGAACCAGTGATCCAAGACTTCATTCTTCTATCATCTGCTTGAGAAGCTCTATATCTTACGTGTAAGAAAGGACGCCTAATGTTTGAACCAAGAATTTGATCGTAAACAGTTGAAGTTCCAGCAGGAACTAAAACACCATCAATATCCTCAGTTAAACCTCTTGTAGAAGCATCGTTAAGATATTTCCAATCAGTTTTGTAGAAGTCATAAGAACCTCTTCTAAAACCAGAGAAACCAAAGTTTAACGCCATTTCAGCTTCGTTATCGAATAAACCGTAAGAAGCAGCTTGAGCAGAGGCATAACCTCCACCTGCCATAGCACCAATCATATCGTCAAAATCAAGAGCTGTTCTTCTTGATAAAAATAACATGTTTTCTTCTATAGCACCTTGCTTGTCCAAATGTTTAAGGATATCGTCAAAGTCAGCCATTGAACCAGAACCACCTGGAGCAGCAGCACCAGCGAAATCGTTATAAACGTTTCCTCTGTTTTCAATAGCAGCAAACATACCTTCAGAACCTTCAATATTAGCACCTGTTAAAGCAGCGTTAGTAGCTCTTTCAGACTCAACCATTGCCATTTCCAAATAATCTTCAAATCTCAATCTAGTTTCAGATTCAGCTTTTAAGTACCAGAAATAACCAGTTGTACCATCTTCAGTTGCAACCTCAACCCAACCAATTTGAGCAGCATCAGAACCAGATACTTCGTATTTGTCTTTGATGATAATTGGTTTGTTGTTATATTGAGTAAACTCAGGTTCAATAGCACCATTCATACCGTTAGTACCTTTAGCAAACTCAGAACCGTAAACAAATAGTTTAACAGCTTCTGTAGCACCAAAACCAGCAGCAACTAAATCAGTTGATGTATAAGGTTCAACACTAAAAGTAATAGCAGCACCTGTTAACGCTGAAGTATCTACGTCAACAAAACATGGTACACTTAATATTCCATTAGAAACCAAAATAGTTTGGTTTTGTCTAATAGCTAAAGTAGAAGTACCAGTACCACCTGGTATATTAACCGTGATGTCAGCACCAGCGTTAGCTACAGCACAATCGTCATAAGCAACGTGTAATCTATTTTGTTCAGACCAAACAACTTGATCAGATGTCATTGGCATTTCAGCACCAACCATTCTTAAGAAAGCAGATACAGTTCTGTTACCATATCTTTCAACCTCAGCTTCATAAAGCTCAGGTAAATATTGCTGCGCAAAGTTTCCACCAGCAGCATCCGTAAAACTTAAATAGTTAGACGTTAAGGCTACCTGACTTTGAGCAGGAGCGAGAGACGCGGGAAAAGACCCACCATTTACAAAACCCATAATTTATGTTTTTATTTTGATTTTTTAATTCTTAGTTTTAATGAGTCACTATCTACACCGCTTATTGCTTTTACTTTTAAACCATTAATATAAACATCACCAGTAGACGTAACTCTTGGCTCATTACTTATATTTTTAGATTTAGCAGCTATATCTTTAGTGGCATCGGCTTTGCCTTGCTCATAAAAATGTCTAGCTATTGTATCAGCGTTGCGAGCAGCATAAAGAGCTTTATGATAACCTTGATGATCGTTTATTCTACCATCTTCATTTAAGAACCTCTTAACGAAATTATTGATATCACTTTGAACATCTGCGACTTCACCTGGATTTTGTACGCTATATCTAAATTTCTTTTCACCTAAATTAAAATCAAAACCTTTGAATTCGTTTGTAAAAAAGTTTTTAGTTTTAGCTTTAAAATCCTCATGATTTTGTTTAGCTCTTTGTTGATCCTCATTATACCTATTGAAAAAGTCCATTGCTTTTTGTTGTTCTTGAGTAGTACCAGGTCGAGATTTAATCTCTTGATAATACTTACCTTTAAGATCTTCTAAAAAGTTTTTGGCTTTTGCAACTTCTTCTTTATACGCAAGCTTTTTCTTACGTATAACTTTTTCATCATCATAATCCTCGTCAAATTCAAAGTTATCTTCCATGATAAATTTGATTTCGTCAGCATCAAGATGAGGTTTAGTATTCTTATAATACTCTGTTAGTAACGCATCATCACTCACATTAGAGTAATCAGCATTTAGTCGAATATAATCTTCAATAGTACCTCCAGTTTCATTCATAAAGTTTACTAAACTTTCTACATTCTCTGGTAAATTTAATTGTGGATTATTTTCAATATCTTTATTTATGTTTTCAAGAGCTGATGTTTCACTAACATCTTGTTCTTTAATCTCTTGTATTACATCTATTTCTTCTTTTTTACCCTCTTCGGTAGGTTTTTCTTGTTCGTTGTGTGTTTCTCCCACTTCTTGCAATTCCATTTCGCCCTCTTTCCCTGTCTCTTCGCTTTGCTCATTAGACTGTAACACAACTTTCGTTGTTGTTGGCTCTTGAACGGCATCTTCTTCTTTTTTAGATAAATCTACCTTTGTAACCTGTTTTGTTTTATTGGTTAACTTTTTAGGTTTCTTTTTGATTTTTAAACTTTCAGACTTATTGTCTACTGCTTTTTCTTCTGACATAATATAATATTATAAAATTAATGATTAAATACCAAAGCTATCTAGATCAATCATTGTTTGATCGTCACTAAAGTTCTTTGGTGGTAATTTATTGTTTCTTTGGTCTATCAACTCACTTTGTTGAGTTGCTTGTATTTTGGTTCTTTCGTCTTTTCTATTTTCTTTTTCTTTTTCAAAACTAGCTTTAGCTTCACTTTCTACTTTAGCTAAATCCATTTTGTATTTATACTCTAGCTCTAGCAACTGCTTTTTAATATCTGCCTCTTGTTGCATTCTTTGTATTTCAAACTGAGACTTACCTTGTTCTATTTGCAATGTTGTTTGAGCTATAGCTTCTTGTTTTTGAACTTCATTCATAGCCGCTCTTTCAGCTTGTTCAGCATTAGCTTGAGCTTGTGCTTGTATATTTGCTTGTTGGGCTTGTTGATCTTGTTCTAATTTTTTCTTTCTTCTTTTCTTTAATACTTGATTAGCTAATTTTAAGTTTTTAACTTCTCTTACATCTATAGCATCTTCTAAGTATATTTGCCCGCTTTGTAAAGCTATTTGTATATTCTGTTCTATTAATTGTTTTTCTTCATCATCAGGTTCCAACTCTAAGAATATACCAAAGTCATGTAAATTTAAAGTAGTTAACTCATCTAATGTATGTACATTAAATCTTGATATACTAGACTGTATTGATTCTCTTAATGTTGGGAAAGCTAAACAATCAGCTATTCTTAACGCTATATTCTCGCAAGTTCTTAATGTAAGATATAAACTACTTTGCAGCACATGTTTAGTTGCTGTGTTAGAATTAGCAGCTGCTATTTTTTGTAATCCAACTAAAGAATCAGGATCAGGCATACTACCATCTCTGGCTTCATTTAAACCAGTAACATCTCTCATCATTTGTAGATAATACTGATAAGTTTGTATTAGTGATTGTATTTTAGCACCACCACTAGAAGTTTGCATTTCTTGTATTGGTACCTTACCATGGTTCATGTCGCCATCTTGAGTCATTGATCTACCAATTATACTACCAGTTTGAAAATACATGTTTAACGCTTCTGCTGGATTATAATTAGTACCATTGCCAAGATCAACTTCTGCTAAACCATCTGCGTCAAGATAAACACCATCAGGTACCATTCTTGATAATACTTGTTGTAGTTTTAAATGAGTTATTTGTATCATATCAGCAAAACTCATCATTCTACCTACAAGAGATTCTATTCTACCTTTGTACATTCTTGGCGCACAAAGATTGTAGTTCATATTAACTTTAACACTATTAGCAAAAGGTCTAGTCATATTTTCAGACATCTTCCACTCTAACATGTTATCAAAACCTAATATCTTTGCTCCCGTATATAATACCTCGATAGATCTGTCTATCTTTTTAAACCCATCTGCTTCAGGTGGATTAAATGTATCTTGTTTTTCTAATGCTTTTTCTAAACCGTAAGGTGTTTGTTTTATTTTCCACGTTTGATTAGTATATGTTTTATATTCAAAAAATAAAACTTGCACAGTGTTTTCACTATCTCTACCATTCCAGTTTCTAGTATAGTTTGTATTACCAGGATATTTTTGTATTACCTCTATTTCAGCCGGTGTTAAGTGTGGAAACCTTTTAACTAACTCTGGTATTGTTATTGATTTAACTTCACCAACGTAATACATATCCTCGAAGTTTGGATCTTCAGTATATGACCAAACTAAATTTGCTGGATCTACGTATTCAACTCTTATACCTTCTGCTTTGTTAAAACAAGTTTTAACTGCGCCTATACCTAACACAGTTAAGTCATAATTAACTCTACGCTTTACTAAATCAAACCTGTTTCTGTCTAATATATCTGTAATAACTTCTTCTTCTGCAACTTCTATAGCTTGTTTATAATCAAGTTGCATGTGTACTGAAAGCTCTTCTTCTGTTAATGGAGCATTCTCAGGATCTGGCACGTCAGATATATCTATACCCATTTGCTGTTGTACAGCTTGATAATACTGTTTTTGTATTATATTTCTATGTAAGATTTCTGCGTAATCTGTTCTCTTCTTTAGTGACACTGGATCTTGAGCATAAGCTTTTATATCATATACTCTATCAGACATACCATTGACAACTATGTCTACAAATTTTGGTATAACTGGAACTGGCTTCCAGTCTAAATTTAAGTAAGATAAATCACCATTTATAGATAACTCATCTTTATACTTTTTTATTGATTGCTCACCTCTAGCATATAACCTTCTTTGATGAAAGTCGTTATAGTAAGTTGAAAACCTACTACCATATCTATTATATGCTCCATTGTTATTGTTACCAAACCACTCGTACTCTATAGCTTGTCCAACTAATTTACCATACTCTAATGTTTGTTTCTCTGCATCTGGTACCACCTGATCAGGAAATGAACTGTTTGAATTAGTATAAATCATTTATTCTATTATTTTTGATATATCTCCCTTATTATTATATTTTTTAATACCTAAGTTTATAGTTTTAATTGTTCTATCAGCTACAGGTTTATATAAGTTCCTATTACAAGCCATTATCGCTAAACCAGAACTAATACTAGCATCGTGCTTAGTTCTGTTGTTTATGTTAAACTTAGCCCAGTCTTCTAGCGTTTTTTGAAAATACATATTACCATAAGTATTAGTTAAAAACCCAACATGGTTTTCTATATATGACTCTATGGCAGCAGCGTGAGCTTGCTTGATATCTTCACTTGAGTTTGGTATACCACCTATTTCTTTTTCTGCTACAGATAACTTGTTCCAAATTTTATCTGGTCTGTTCATTGAGAAACCTCTATAACCTCTACGTTTTAGATAATAAAGCAATCTTGGTTTATTGTTTTCAGCTAATATAGGCATACCATAAAAATGCAAGGCCATTAAAACATCTTCAAAAAACATTTCAGCTGTCTGAGGTCTAGCTATATATTCTAAAAAGAATTGACTTGGTGGAGCATCTTCCATTGTGAATTTAGTTAAACCGTGTAAAGCTCCATTAGAACCTCTACCATCCACAGTTCCAGATATATCGTAACTATCACAACCAAAAGCTCCAATATGCTCATTACCAGGATATCTACCACCGTTTTTTAGTATCACTCGATTTTGTAAGTTTTTAGGTGGAACCCAAGAAACTAAAAATCTACCATCGTTGCTTGGGTGAAATAAAACACGCGTGTCTTTTATACCGTTATCCCACTGAAATGATCCTCTTGTTATATTAGCAAGATTATTTACTTCGTCGTTATAATCTATTTGCTCATATATTTTTACAAGATTAAATAGACTTTCTTTTGTTTCGTCTCTAAATGCATGGTTTTCAGTTCTAGGAAATTGTCTAAAAAACTCATTCAAACCATCTTGATCATTTTTTAAACCTTCAGCTTCATTATCCCAATATTCTATTACACCGATCTTTATAGGTAATTCATCTATACCCATTACAGGTTTTTTAGGTGTATCAAATACAGGCCAACCATACATATCTATATAACCTTCATAATTCCATTCCATTGGAATAAACAAAGAGTATAATCCAGATTTTGTTTGACCATTTCTGTTTCTGTTAGTAACGTCGGAATTATAGTATATATCTTTAAAGTTTTGACCACCTTTATCTAAAGCGTTAGATGTTGAACCCATCATACACTTACCTATAATTCTTCTACCTAATCTTAAACAAGTTTTAGTTACCTTCCAGTTGTTCTTAATATTGTCAGGTCTCTCCCACTTACCACTTTCATCGTGAGCTAATAGTCTTAATTTCTCACCATCATAACTGTTGTCTCCAGTATTCTTCCAGTCTATCGTAGTATCGAGTCCATCAAGTTCTTCAAGTTGCTCTCCAGTGTCGAGTTTTCTTCTGGTGAGTTTCGAAGCTGGAACTCTGTATGCCAGTTCTGTTTTAGGGCGATCCATACCATCTTGTATGGGCTTAAAGAAAAACGGATAATTAATTGATATGGGTACGACCTTATCAGTAAACATCTTTTTTGCATCTGCCCCTGTTTTGGATAGCACGCCAAATCTAGAATCGCTTGACATTGTCGCTTGGTTAACGAGCTCTGCTGAAGCCATGAAGGAAAATCCTGAGCGTCGATTTTTAAGATAACACATCCCATAACATCTGTCGTCTGCTTTACAGGCTTCCCAAAAGTAGAAAAATAACTTATTTGATTCTCTATAGTCAGGTGCTCCAACATCAATTTTTGACCATTGCAAATACATGTAGTGAGTACCAGTGATATAGTTAGGAACACCGTTATTATAATACCAATAACCTTGCTCCCTACGGTTAAATTCTTCATTTATATAATCAAACCATTTCTCTTTAAAATCTATAGGATATTGATCCCATTCTAATGTACTCTTTATTCTTGAGAGTTCTTTTGGGTATTCTTCTTTTTCCCAATATTGTTCCTCCTTCTTTTCGCTTCGTTTATGCGGTTCATTGACTGCTGGTAAAGCGATGCGGAGATTCTGTATTTCAATGATCTGTCCAATTTGACCTGTTTTACTTATAACAATAAAATCATAATCCTCATTATATCCGTACTCCCACTTTTTATACCTGTTGTTCTTTTTTAATATTTTAGGATTAACAACATCTTCTATTATTTTGTATAGTGTCTGCTGGTAATTCATTTAGATCTTTTTTCTGGAGATATAGAAAACGACTTTTTCGGTTTATCATCTTCCTTAGTTTTACCATTAAGTATGGCTTCCTCTTCTTCTATCCTATTAAGTATTTCAAGTGCGTCGAATATTGCTAGCTTTTTTGTGGCTGCTGCATTTTTTAATCTATCAGCTGACACGTCGTCTTGCGTGTCTACTATAGGTTCTTTTGCAACTTTAATTAACTCATCAACTGCTACTTGCCCAGCTTGGATTATATTCTTCTTCGTCTTCTTTATATCCATGGTTTATTACAATATCATTTGATTTCATACAATACAATCGTTCTTCATTTATTAAAAACTCAAACTCACTGTCCGGTCTAAATGTAACGATTGATCCTTTTGTTATTCCCTGATCCTCTAAGAAACTATTAGGATATTTCATAACACCAATAAGGGGTTTTTCCTTTTGTGTTCTTAGATGATGTTTATTTGCTAAAGGTTTAACAAAACAATAGTTTAAATTAGGTTTATATTGGTTATTTTTTTTATACAAATATATTTGATCTACACTACAAAAGTATTTATCATCTTCAAAATACTGAGAGCTATTTTTTTCAACACCTTTAACGTCGTACCATCTTCTAAAAATATTATGATGTACGATTACTTCATCACCTTCTTTTATATCAGTGTTAAATGCAATTGGTACACTTAATACTTTAGCTCTTTTACTTATAAATCTAAATTCTTCTATATTTGTATTTACAATTAATTTCTTATCACCAACTATAACTTCATTTTCATATCTTTCGTTAAGTGGTGTTATTATAAAGTTATAAATAGATTTCATTAGTATTCTAAATCATACTCTACAGCTATAGCCATATTAGAGTTAAATTTCTTCCAAGGTATTACCTCGTCTTGTTTTTGTATATATATTAAATATTCTCCATCTCTGTCAGTGCTTATAATATCACAAATAGTATGACCACCATAAACCTGTTGCCCAACAGAGTAATGCATTGCATCGTTTTTATAATCTGATCCAATACTTATTTTCCTGATTACATTAGACATTTTCTTCTACTTTTTCTTCTACAGGTGTATATGTGCCATCTTCAACATTTATATTGATAGCACCATATTCTTCTTCTAAAGCTTTCCTCATTTCAGCATCTCTTTCATTAATAGTTTTAATCTTATGAAGTAACGCATGTTTCTGAGATTCTATGTAACCTATAGTATTTAATGTTTCATTTAATTCCGCTTGAATTTGTTTAATTTCGTTTAATTGTTCTTCTTTAATTTTCATTTGATTTTATTTAATTATTATTTACCTAAAAATAGACCTTCAACGAAAGTTCCTATACCTACGAAAAACGTTCCCAAAGCCGCCCAAAACTTTTTTTCCAAAGATCTTATTCTTTTTTCTTGATCGTTTGTTTTTTCCATTACGTTTTTTAGCTCGGTTTTTATTTCTATTTGACCTTGTATTAATTTGTCTATTTTTTCTTCCATAGCTTACTCATTCTACTGGTACTTGTTCACTCCATTCAGCAGTGTCCATTATCTGCAATATTTCAGTATAGTTGTAAGTGCCAACAGGTACAACAGAACCATCAGTAATAAAACTTGGTTTTGTATTCCACTTAATTACAAACTGAGTTTGTGCAATATTTTTTCTTAATGTATCTGCATTAGTTTCACCTATCTGCGAAAAGTCAATTAAATCAATATCACTTATATTAATAATTGCATATACTAAACTTATTCTTTTCATCTTTTTAAATTTCTACGGTACATCTTCTACAATATCTCCAGCCTCCATATTAGTCATAGTGCCATTGTTACCTCCACTTCCATTGTCTGTAAGAGTTGGAAAAGTATCACCATCGCCGTTACGATACCACGCTACTGGCGAAAGGCTTGTAAGGTCTGAAGGCGTTCCACTATTGTAAATGGAATTAATTTCATCTGTAGCAAGAACTTTATCAAACGCTGAAACTTCATCAATATTTCCTGGAAAATAAGTTGCACTAACTAAATTGTAAGGAGCTACATAATTAGATAAAACACCAATAGTATGAAGCCCTTTAGTTGCATATCCTCCAGTAGTGCGCATTACAGCGGTTACTTCAGGTGTAGTGTTTCCATCTACATAAATATTAACAGTGTAGTATGTTGTTGATGCATCATATTCATAAGTGTATGCTATGTGATGCCATTGATTGTCGCTTATATCAGTAGTGCCTTCACCACCTCCAGAAAGACTTCCAATAATTCGAACCTTGTACTGAGTATTAAACCCCCATACTCTAAGATGGACTGTTTGGTCTAAAGGCGTAACTGAAGTTGAAACGCTTACTGGATGCCTTCTTGTATAATTTGAACCCGTCATAGGAGCCATTTTTACCCAATAAGATACAGAAAAATTATCTAACAAGTTTTGTGGGAAATCTACAATTCCTACATCTACATATTCATCTACACCATCCATTAATAAACTCTTGGTATTAGAGAATACGCCACCACCACCACCACCGGCTTGATTTATTCTAGAATATGTTGTGTTTTTTAAGATAATCATATCTTAATATAATGCTAAAATTTCTGAAGCGGTGGTGTTGCTAGTCACGCTAGTGACAAGTACAGGTAAAAAAGATCCCGCAGTAACACCTTTAAACATTGCTGTGTTACCACTTTCCATGACAACTTCAACATCAGACCCACCAGATATATCACCTACGTATAAGCAAACACCTCTATTTTCTGTGCCAGGTATATCTATACTTGTAACTGTTATTCTAAATGAAGATCCAGTTCCACCGGTAAAAGAAAGAACATCTCCAACACTATAAGTACCGCCAGGATTTGTTATTGTTATTGCCGATACACTACCGCTAGTTACAGCATCTATTGTAGCAGTTAAAGCCGGAGTTCCTGTCGTTGCTGTTAGCGTAGATCCTACATCTGCTGGGTCATAACCAAATCCATCAACTGTTATTTCAAATTTATTAACAGCTCCAATAACAATTGGCCTAGCGTCATGAGCAAAAACCCTAACTTCATCAGCTTGTCTAATTTGAGTACCTCTCATTTTATTATTTTTTATCTTTATTTATAAATACTTTTTCAGCTCCTCTAGAACCAAAATAAGCTACATATACTGTAACTAATAATGTTTGTAAAAGATCTATCCAAGCTTCTTTCATATCAAAAACCATTTGCATAGAATCTAAAACGATGTACAAAGTCATACATACTGTTAAATAGATCAATGCTAATGGTCTAGTGTTTTTTGATAACCACGAATCGGATTTCATGTCATACTCCCATCTTTCAGATACACTTTGCATTTCAGCAAGATCCATATCTAAAAGTTTCATAGCTGTTTCTTTATCAGCCGGAGTCATTTCTTTATCTGTGGTAATTAAGTTTTTTACAACGCCATATACCCCACTATCAGGTAATATATCTCCAATACCATGCAAGATTTTGGGAGCTTTCTCTTTCAAGAAAACCCCCACTTTAGTTTCTTTAAACTTCTTTCTTTGTTTCTTTTCCCGTGGCATTACTTACCTCTTGCGGCTTTCATAAACATCATTATAGCTATACCAATTGCAATACCACCATACATGTCTAATTTTTCCATTAATAGTAATCCACCAGCTAAACCAGCCATAGCTGATCCAACTAAAGGCGAAGTCATAACTTTTTTAATCTTATCCATTGTATAAATCGTTTTCGTTAATCAAAGTATAGGTAAATTTATTACCCCATATCTCAGCTGCTTTATTTGCGATCTCCATGTGAATTTCATATTCATTAGGATCTTGTATTACTTGACAACCAGCTGAATTTTTGTCAACATCATCTAATTCTTTATAAGCAGAAGCTCTGTGTAGGTTTATTCCGAACATACCTGTTTGCTCTGTTCCTTCTAGCATATCGTATTCAGTGTCTTTATCATCATCACGATATACAGTAACAGGACCTAATCTCTGGCAGATTGCTTCGTACTTTCCATTATGCAAGTCTATCTCATAAACTCCTTTGTATTGCCCTTCTTTTAATATAGCGCAACCTTTACTGTTCATTGGATTTTCTAACCAATATAAACCAGGTAGAGTAGTACATTGCATTTTGTATATATTCCATTGTCCTTCATACTTCCAGAATACACACATTAAGTCGTTAAATTTATTTGTTGTAGGTTCAGCAGCTCTTATACCAACTATATTTAAGTTGTATGGTTTAGTATCGTTTTTAAATACATCAAAACCTCTACTTTCTACAGCTTGAATTACATTTAGTACGTTTACATCAATCATCTTTTGCATCCTTTTTCCATTTGTACATAGTATAACCTATAGCAGCTGCTAGTAATGCTATTCTCAACAAATCTCCTATATCTGCTAATGATAAAGTAAAAGCTGTTATATTTAACGAATATAATTTAAGATCAGTTAAGGACCACATCACTTATTAGCGTTTAATACAGCGTTACCTTTATAAGGCACATTATCTATTTTTAAAGAAGTTTTAATCATCATATTTTTAGACGTCATTCTTCTAGTACCTAAATGTCCACATCCGCATTCTTTTTTTACTCCAGCGGGTTTTTGAGCTTCTCCGTAACTTGGCATAATTATATAGTTTGTTGAGTTAAATCTTGTGTTGGATCTTCATCAGTGGGAAGATTCATGGCTATTTTGTTCATATTAGCATTGTAGTTAGTATCATTAACTACACTGCCTTGTATTGGATTTAATGTTTTAACTGGACCGTTACTAACTTTATTTACGGCTAAGTTGTCTAACTTTTCATTTATCATATCTAATTTTTGATCTTGAGTTTCACCAGTTATATTGTCTACTACACCTCTAATTCTACCACCTAATCCTTGGCCCTTAGCGTCTTTAAATCCTTCAACTGCTTTACCAACGTTCATTATACTATTAAATAGACCCATAACTTATTCTTTTATCTTTATTAACATTTTCTATAGACTTAGCTAATACTTTATCTGTATAACTAGATCTTTTCATTATTTTATTTGCTTGAGTAGAAGTTGGTATTTCTTCTTCACCTAACATAATACGGTACATTCTACTTATTAGCTGTTTGCACTTAAATGAAACTTTATACATATTGTACTTTTGAGTGGTTCTGTTCCTTGTTCTCCAAACAACTATCCAACCCTCTTTTAGTAACTTGTTCCAGCGCCTGTTATCCCAGCTGTAAGAATAAGTACCGGTTTTAAAATCTTGTTTTGAAAAAAATTCTAAAGCATCTAAATATATTAATAGCTCTAAGTCTGCATCATTAAGATTACAGGTCTTGCAAGCCCATTTACGTATTATACGATAATGTTTTAATAGATTTAATTCTTTTAGATCAGATGAGGTTAATTTTCTCATTAATACCCTCTTCTTATTTATTTTTTTTCATCATGGCTTTAGCATATTGCCTAGCGTTTTTAACTTTACCATATCCAGAAACTCCAGCAGGTTTATTCTTTTTAGCTTTATATTCTTTTTTATAAGACTTAAAAGAATTATCTGCTAGTTTATCAGCTTTTTTCTTTTTTCTATTTTCTTTCTTAGCTATTTTGTCAGCTTGTTTAACTTGTTTTTTAATGTCAACATCTAAGTTTTCAGTTCTTAAAGAAGGTGTAGCACTAGACAATTGTTTAGCTTCTCTTATTTTTACTTCTCTTCCTACATTTTGCTTTTGTGTAGAAGTAGTAGGTCTATAAATAATGGCTCTATCTCTCGTTTTACCGTATGTACCTTCTATATTTTCAATTATGTTACCACCTGTATCTTTGTGAATACTAACACCATTTTTTGCTTTAGGAATCGCTCCTGATCCTTGAACCATAAGTTGTCCATCTTTTTTAAAATTTTTTAACTCACTCTTTGTCATGGTATACCCATCTCCAGGTGAGCCATCTTTTTGGGAGTATACATCAAATTGATCACTAACACCGTCTTTAACATAGCTGTGGCCGGTGCGTGATATTTCAACTCCACCTGCGTCTTTCCATCTTTGCTCTGCTTTACTATATTGATTAGATATACCAGTACCACCTCTTGCTTTAGAGACATTTGATTTCATACTAGCAATTCTGCTCTCAGCAAATGAACCAGCTGGGCCTGCTCCTAAACTAAAGTTACTACCAAAACCACCTGTCTTCATTGGTCCAGTTCCTGAACTCAAAGCATTAACAGTGTTTTTTATACTAGCGTTTTTAGCATCTTCTCTACCTTTCTTAATGCCTTCTTCTTTTATAGCATCTAAACCTTCTTGGTCTTCTATTGGTCCACCCATGGGAGTTTTAAAACCTTTTGCAAAATTCATAATTATTTTTTTAAATGACTATTACTACATCGTGTTCTTTTATCACGGTGTATGTCTTATCTTTTATTTCTATTTTAAAACCAGCATGTCGATCGTAGTATATATCATCTTCATTACTTACACCAACAACGTCAGTTCCTGTTTGTATAACTTTACCTTTACGGTATCTTATATCTTCTCTTTGTGTTTCGGCTAGCAACAAACCTCCCTTTGTTGTCTTGCCGTTTTCTTTTATAGCTTCTATTACTATATTCTTACCTATTGCTTTCATCTGCCCTTAGATTATTAATTACACAATCAGTGGACAAAATCGTAGTTGCTACAGAAGCCGCATTCCTAAGAGCACTCTTCGTAACTAAGAGTGGATCTATAATACCAGATTTTACCATATTTACTATTTTTCCTGTAACCACGTTTAATCCTTTACCTTTACCTGGCATATCTGTATATTCTATACCAGCATTTTCAAGGATAGTTTTGTAGGGTGCTTTAATTGCATTTAACAGTATTTCTTCACCTATTGACTTTGGCTTAACTGTGTTCGATGCGTTTAATAAAGCTATACCACCTCCTGGCACTATACCCTCTTTTATCGCGGCTTTTGTAGCGCAAATAGCATCTTCAACTCTATCTTTCTTTTCTTTTAACTCAACTTCTGAATTAGCTCCTACTTTAACAATAGCAACCTTAGCAGATAATCTAGCTAGTCTTTTTTCTAATCTATTTATTACGTTAGGATTGCTTTCTTTAGCGATATCCTTTTTAATAGTTTGAATCAGTTTGTTTGCTTCCTCTGGTATACTTTCTACCTGCAATATAGTCTCTTGTGCCGATGTTATTGATCTGAGGCATTCACCTAATTGTTCAGGTTGAATTAAATCCATATCATCTCCTAGATCTTCATTTATAAGAGTAGCACCGGTTAATAAAGCTAAGTCAGTTAATATAGTCTTTTTGTTTATTCCGTACGTTGGAGCGTCAACTACATTTACCTTTATATTACCTTTAATTTTATTCATAGCCAACGCGTTCAACACTTGTGAATCTACATCAGCTATAATCAGTAGAGGTTTATTGTTTTTAATAACATACTCTAATACACCTTGTATTTTTCTAACGTTCTCTATTTTATTTTCTACAATTAGTATTAAAGGATTTTTAAGTTCAGCTGTACCTTTCTCCTGATTAGTTATAAAATTCTGGTTTTTTAAACCTTTGTCATATTGTATACCCTCTATATTTTCCACTTTAGTTTCTGGTAATTCATGAGTCTCCATTATAACAACACCAGTTTCATCTACTTTTTTAAAAGCTTCACTTATTATTTTCCCAAGTTCTTTATCGTTATTTGCTGATATTGTTGCCACTTGTTCTATAACATCACCACTTACTTTTGATGAAGTTTTTTCTAAGTATTCAACAACTTTTTCTACAGCTGAATTAATACCTTCTTTTATATTTCTAGACCCATGCATATCTAAATGCTTGTATGCTTCTTTTATTATAGCATGGGATAAAACTGTAGCTGTAGTTGTACCATCGCCAGCTTCACGTACAGTTTTTCTAGCTGCTTCTTTTAGTAGTTTAGATCCCATGTTTTCCACTGGATCTAACAGTATTACTGAATCGGCTACAGTTACACCATCTTTGGTTATAACTGGGTTACCGGTGTTATCTTCTAGTATTACACACTTGCCGCTAGCCCCTAAAGTGGAGCTAACAGCTTTAGTGAGTTTTTGTATTCCATTGAATACTTTTTCTTGAGCATCTGAACCAAAGTTCAAGTGCTTAACAATTAAGTCATTTTGCATTTAATTAAATTTAATTGATTTGTTTATTTGAAAGTTTTTACTACTTTTGGTCCGTTGGAAAATTCTACTTTCTTAGCATAATGCTCTATTGATCCATCAATTGCAGCTTCTGCTCCTGTTATAGTTTCTCTTCTGGTAACATCGATCCACTTTCCTTCATTGTCGATGTCTTCGTATTCGGTTTGATAGAATCCATTTGGTAATTGTACTATTCTCCAGTTAGCTTTATCTGCTAAATGTTTCCATAGGTTAATGGTTCTTTCGCTTAATTGTGGTTGACTATTCCACGATCTAGTCTTCATATAAAACGTCATAGTATTTGGTTTTATGTTTTATTGGTTTGCCTTTCGGCTGGTTGCCACTACTTGTGGTTAATATTTTTTAATTATGATACATCAACTGATAGCCATCCTGATCCATTATTCAACCACATTTGATTAGTATCATCATCATATACAAGCATTCCTTTAACATTTCCATAAGTGCTAGAAAGAGTATTTCTTTGAGCGGTACTCATTACAGGTAATTTAAAAGCTTTAGTAGTTGATTGCACATCTAATATAGCTCCTGCGTTTGGTGACGCAGTACCTATACCAACATTATCCGAAGTAGCATTTACATGTAGTACGTTAGTATCTACGGTTAAATTTCCACTGGCTGTTAATGTAGTAAAAGTTCCTGCTTGAGGAGTAACTGATCCTACAATGCCATCTAATGTTGAGGCAACTAAATTTGTAAATGTACCAGCAGCGTCTGTAGTAGCTCCTATAACCGTGCCATCAATACTACCACCATTAATATCTGCTGTGGTAACTGTACCTAAATCCGCTATAGTATTACCAGTGTTTGTCCAATCACCGCTAATACTAGATAAAGACAATACGCCTAACGTAGTAGTGCCTGTCACATCTAAAGTAGTGCTTATTGTTTGAGCACCTGTTAAAGTTATATTACCTGTTAAAACTATATTATTTGTAGCTGAATTACCAGCGGCTAATACTTCTGCTAATGTATTGTCTGGATCTAAATCAGCTATAGCTTGAGTTGTTATATTTTTTGTGTTGTTGTTGTTATTAACGTCAGATATAACAATTAACTCGTCACCTTGTAATGGTGATGGACCACTGGGGTATGTATATATTATTGCCATTTTCTATAATAATTTATAAGTTGTATTAATTACCGTAAGCACTGCAACCGTGTGGTCCACAAGAACCAGTTGGTTGTGGATCCGGATCTCCATACAAAAACTTTTTTAATTTGTTTTTAAAGTTCGCGCCAGTTTTCTTTTGTCTATACTTATCTTTGTTTCCAAAAGCTTTGTTAAAAGCATAACTTTGAAACGGAGGCTTGTTATCCGATTTTTGATATTTACCAAGCTTGTGTCTCTTAGCGTATCTATCAATTTTCTTTTCTTCTGAAGTAAGCTTTTTGTTAGAGTCTATAGATTCGTTATATATCTCACCATCTTTGTAAAGCTTTTTACTTTTGCTTTTTACTTCTAAATTAACAGTATTATTTGTTCTATTAGTTTCTTTTTGTTTAAACGCCTCTCCAAGTGACATTGGTGTTCCTGTATTACAGGGCGGATTTGGACAATCGCTTTTATTATAAGTAGATCTACTACCCATCGCGTTAGCAACATCCTTTAAGTCTTCTGATTTTTGCTTATAAGCCATATCTCTACTAATTATTCTGTATATGGATTTACTTTTGACGTTTGTTTCCCTGTGGATTTGTCTAAGTCTATTTCAATCTCTGGAAGTTTAAACTTTTGTTGTACTTCGGATTTATGCGCCATTTCAGCTAACTCTTCGTCACTTATTTTACCGGTAGTGTCACCACCTGGTGGTAGTATTTCTCTGTCATAAGCGCTTTTACCTCTCATTTCACGCGCAATGTTACTTAAATCCTCTGATTTTTGCTTATAAGCCATAATATTTTGTTTTAATGTTTTTCTATTTTGTGTACATGTTATCTATTTACATGCAATTTAGTAAATTTACCTGCAAATTTTTCCGCTAAAACATGACAATAGGCCCTTACTTTTATATATATGAGGCTAATGTCACACTTTTTTAAAAAAATTGTTAGATATTGAGGAGTACTGCGTTCCCCCCTCCCCTCGACCACACTTTTCCCCACGGAAACGCGTTTCATTTTACCGGGGCCCCGATCTTTTTACATTTTCCTTCCATCGTTTTGGCGTTTTCCATACCCTTCGGTAGATCTTTTCGCGTTTACCCTACTATCTTCCCACTCTCCATTTCATTTCCTTTCTACAAAGTAAACACGATCCTTCAATGATAATATATATGTTACTAAATTATAAATTAAACACATACACTATGAAAAAACAAACAATTGAGATCTTAATCTTTACTACACTAACTGTATCATTCCTAATCTTCTCTGCAATCTGCACTTACTATGCATGGTCTACATCTGCTCACATACCAATGTGGTAAGATCGATCTTTATTTTACAGATTAAATACAACTAATAACTGATAATATATATATAATTTAAATAAATAAAAAAAATAAAATAAATTATAAAATAATAAATAATAAAATAAATAAATATTAATTAAAAATAAATAATTATGTATAAAACAAAACAAATTTCTAATAAAAAATTAAAATTAAATAATAAAACTTTAATTGGTTTCAAATATCATGATGTTTATAATAATAAACAACTCTTCAAATTAATTGAATATTCAACTCAAATAAATGGTTTAATATATTATAATATTAATGATCTACCTAAATCTATTATAAACTTTATTAAATAATTAAAAAATACAAACTAAATACAACTAATAACTGATAATATATATAAATAAATTAATAACTTAAAATTACAAATTATGTCTAAATTAACTAAAATTACAAAAAACAGATTTATTATTTCTAACTCTTTAATGGGTAAAAACTTACTAATAAGTTTTACAAACAAAAAAGGTGAGACTTATACATACAATCATGATGAAGTGTTTGCACTCAATCAAGATAGACTAATGAGTATGAATTGTTATGTGAAATATGGAAATTATACTAACTCAAATAAAATACCTACCTGGGCAAAATAACAGGTATGTATTAAAAATGTGACAATAGGGTGTTACTCTTATACTAATTAAGGGTCTAATGTCACCTTTTTACTCTGTTTTATTTCTGTTAGAAATAGAGAAGTGGAGTGGTATACTCTACTACTATTTTCTACTAACTAATAAAACTACACCTTTTTACAAACTAAATACAACTAAATATTGATAATATAAATATAACTTAAAAATAAATATTATGAATCAAGAATTTAAAATTAAAATTATTGAGTACATACAAGAAAATGTAGGTACTTACAATGAAGATCTATGTGAAGATAAATATATGGAAGATGTACTAGATCTTGTTTATGAAGAATTAAAAGATGAATTAATTACCAAACAACAGTAAAATATGGAAAAAGAAATTACTATAAAAATAGATGAAGATAATGATATCTATGAGTTAACAGTGAATGGTGAAATATATACACTTGACAATGTTTATGAAAGTGAATATGGAGATCTTTGGGATGAGTTAAACATGAGTATTGAAATTACAAACTAAATACTGATGAGTGAAGATAATATATATGTAAATATTAAAAATTAAACTTATGACTTATACTGAACACTATTTAACTAATTTATTAAAAAAACTTGAACAACCTTATTTGGTATTTAATGACAAACTATTTATAATACCTACTAGTTCACCTATGTTTGAACTACTACCTGGTGAAGTATGTAGACATATTGAGTTTAAAATACCTGGTAAAGAATATTTTGAAAATTACACATTTTTAATACTCGATGTAAATACTTATAAAATAGATCCAGTGAAAGATACTTATGAATATATTAAAGAAAATGAAGATAAAATCTAAAATTATGAAAACAATAGTAGTAACTCAAAGAGAAATTCAAGAGGCGATGAAAAGAAGTGTGTTTAGGAACAAGAAAAAATACACTAGAAAAGATAAACATAAAAATAGGAGATATGAGTGATGAGAAGTATGATCTACATGTCGAGGCAGTAGAATTAATGAAAAAATTAGATAAAAAATATAATAGAGAAACTATTATGTCACTTGATGAATACTTCTGTGAGTATGAATTTACTGATGAAGAATATGATGAGATATATAGTTTATTAAAAAGATTTTAAAATGAATATTTACAATCTAAATACGAAAAGTGAATGATAATATATATATGAAAAGTTACAAAAAATATAATATAAAATTTGCTTTATCAATAGCAAAATGGAACAACTTATTTTTATATAAAGATAATTTATATGAAAGATTATATAATCACCCTTATCAAGAACAATATAGAGTGTTTATTGGTAATGACTATGATTATATTGAAGATCAAGAATTAATAGAAGAATTAAACAACTACCCACTTTGGGAGTTTAAAAGTATGAATAATAATTAAAATCTAATAAAATGGAAACATTAAAAAGTAAAAGGTTCGTCCTAAGAAAGACCTTAATAGGACAAGGAGTTGTAGTGGAATTTGAGAACAAAAAAGGTGATTCTATAAAGTATGATCACGATGCAGCGTTCTCAGTGATGGAACCAATTCTTAACGAGTTACCTTGTTGGGAAAAGTACAAGTCGTACACCGCGACTAACAACATACCAAAAGTGTTGAGAGACACCGCTGCGGTAGTTGAAGTAATTCTAAATACTAATGATCAGGTTGAAGAAACTGAAGAAGTAACTGAAACTGAAGAAGTTGAAGAATTTGCTGTATAAGCTGAGATAATGAGAAAATACACATCTCGAGTGGGTTGTAACCACTCCTCAGTTCTAAAATATAAAATATGAAAAATTACACAGAAAAAACCATTTCAGTGTCTAAAAATGGTAAAATGAAACAAGTGGTTAGACACACTGTAGTTAAACGAGTTAAAAACCGTAAAGGTGAGCCTTGTGTGTTCTCACAAACTTTACACTTAAAAAATAAAGAAAAATGAGTGACAAGTTTAATGTAAAAATGACAGTAGTATTATCAGAGATACCTGTTAAAGTTGATGTAGATGTAGATAAAGTGATCTGGTTAAACGGTGGGGATCTTGAAAGATCTATTGCACTGCAGATCGCTTTACATGAAAAATACCCTACAGCAATGGAAATCGCAGAAAACAACAACGAAAGGTATCAACGAGTTAGTTATATAGATCCAGAAACTATAAAAGTATATGATGATGGTTTCTTATTGTAATTTACAAACTAAATACGATTAGTAAATGATAATATATATAAATTAAATATTATGAAATGTAAATGCGGAGATATTATACCTCAAGGTAGGTTAGATTTAGGTTACAAAGTTTGTGTTAACTGCTCAACTGTACAGCGTTACGGTTGTGCACCAGTTATTAATCACAAAACAGGTAACAGTATACAAATATTGTCAAGCGAAGATGCTGCAGCAATAGCTAAATTAACTCGCCGTAAAGGTTACGGTACAATGTTAAAATAATTAAACATGAGAATAACAGATAAAAATACAGGTGAAGACTTTACAAGATTAGTTATTGATCTATTTGAAATGAAGATCACCTCAGAAGAATTTAATGAAATTATAAAAAAACGAAATAATGGCAAAAGTAAAAACAAAAGCAAAGAAAACAACAAGTAGTAAACTATTATATGGACTATGGTTATTGTATGCAATAGCAATGACAGGTGCGTTCTTATATGGTTTTATTTCAGTAATTTACGCTTTGATCTTTGATCAAGCTCACTTATTTAAAGCATTTTAATATGAAAGCAAATCACGAAGAACTGGAAACTATATTTCTAGGTTTTAAAATATTAGTTAAAAAGCACCCTAATGATGCAGATCTAGGTGCTGAAGTAAGAAAAATTATAAAATTAGCAATGAAAAATGAGCGAACCTTTAGAACATAAATATGTAACAAGCGATTACATGGAGATGACTATAGCTTTAGGTGACAATAATGACCACAAAGGTTATTTTGACAACTGGTTATATATGGTGATCGGTGTATATCACAAGCAAGAATCGCCTTATGGTTGGACTAAAAGAAAGTTAAATCACAAACCTTTTGGTTTCGAACGTAAAGATTTTAAGCAATGTGAAGATATACGACTATACATAGAAACTGCTGTAAAACATGTTTATAATAATTTTCCTGAAGAGGAAATTGAAGAGTTCTATAATAGAGTAATTGCAGCAATATCTTGGATATGAAAAAGAGAACATTAAACGAGTATAGGCAAACTAAAGAGTATTATGTACATAAAGAAAATAAAAACAAAGATCAATTTGTTGAAGATTTAGTACAAAGCAGGATCGAGCAATCTATAGATGTAGTAACTGAAGATGTAAGAGATGACTTATTTGAATTAATACATGAAGCTATGCTTGATTTTGGTTTAATAGATTTTGAAGAAAATGGAGATATTACAGAAGATGTAAATAATAATTTCCATACAATATACATAGGTGTATTATTTAAATTAATAACGGAACAATTGAAAT